AGTTCCTACCCAAGACCATCGTGATCGTTCCCGAGCCAGATACCTGCGCGAACTGCGTGTACCTTTGCACGGGAACAGGGGGCGGCCACTACGAGTGCGGTGTGGACGATGGAGTCATAGAACTAGCTCGCTACCGCAACCAGACGTGTGGATATCACCACGCAACGATCCGGTCAAAGCCCTAGAGGAGCCAGTGAAAATGCCTGAGCACAAAACCTACGACGACGGCGACGAGTGCCCCTACTGCGGCGCGGTGCAGGCCGGCACGGACGAGGACCCTGCCTACGTCTACACGTGTCCGCTCTGCGAGCGCGAGGGCTGCTCCGAATGCATGCCCGCCGGACGAGGCGTGCCATGCCCGGAGTGCGAGGAGGTCCAAGGTGACGACGACTGAACAGGAAGTCCGCGAGGCAGCCACGATTGCTGCCTACGTCATGCGCACGACGCCAGACCCGCAAGGTGAGGCTAAGGTGGCAGCCCTCGCCCAGCAGATGAAAGGTCACGCGGATGGAGTCCTCGCTGCAGTACGAGAGGCTTTCGCAGCGGCGTCCAAGAGCGGCGCTATCGCACAGATCACCTGCCGCACGGTCACGGAGCTGTACTTGGCCCGCGCGGGCGTCATGGAGTTCCTGGAGCGGAAGGTCTACAAGGGTCTCAGCCTGCAGCCGGCGATGAGCACTCCGACGTGGTTCGAGCTGTCCAATGGCTCGGTCATCGCCCTCCGGCTTCCCCCTGCGGACGCCGATGGAAGGGGCAACGGGAAAGGCAAAGGCAAGACTCCATGAGCGGGAACCTTGTCATCGTCGTCGGTCTCATCGGCTCGGGCAAGACCACGCTCTCTCGAGAGCTGGCCACGGCCCTCGGGCTGGATACCCTCTGGCTCCCGGAGCCGGACGAGAAGCGCGGGCAGAACCCCTACCTCGCACGCTACTACGGGGACCCCGCGCGGTGGTCCTTGACCATGCAGGTCCACCTGCTCGGGATGCGCTTCCAGCGCCACCTCCATGCCCAGTGGTACATCCTGAACACGGGCCACAACGCGGTGATGGATTCGGCCTACTGGCAGGACACAGCCTTCGCCCACGTCCAGCGGGACATGGGCTTCATGTCCGAGGAGGAGTTCCAGACCTACCGGATGCTCTTCCACGCGATGACTGCCTCGGTCCTGCTGCCGTCGGTCTGCGTGCGGACCCTGACCGACGCGGAGACCTGCAACCGGCGCATTGCCAAGCGCATGGAGGAGCAAGAGGGCAGGCGCTGCGAGCGGGCCATCCCTCCCGGATATCTCGCCAAGCTCGACCAGGCCATCGGCCGGATGGTCGGGGTCCTCGCCGACCAAGGCGTCCATGTGCTGGAGGTCCCGTGGGACCTCGACCGGGACAGCCCTGAGGCCCGCGAGGTCGCCATCAAGGGGCTGGCCTCCCGAGTCCAGGGGTACGTGAAGCCAGACCCGCTCCTCGACCACTACCGGAGGGCTATCTGATGATCAACTTCGACGATAACCTCGAGAACATCCCCGAGGTGATCGCTGGCTTTCGAGGTACGTATCGCTGGCTGTCCAACTTCTGGCCTGTGACTGTCCGCTTGGAGGATGATCCGATCACGACCTACCCCTCTGTCGAACACGCTTATCAGGCAGCCAAGACGCTGAACGTGGACTGGCGCTTGGAGATTGCCGCCCAGACCACTCCTGGTGGAGCCAAACGAATAGGCAAGCATATGCCCCTACGGCCGGGATGGGATGGGATGCGAGTGGCTGTCATGAGGGACCTGCTGCGCCAGAAGTTTGCCGCTCCAGCAGACGGGCGATGGGAAGGCACACTTGCCTTGCGGCTCTTGCAGACCCATCCAGCCGGCCTCGTGGAGGCCAACGACTGGGGAGATACCTTCTGGGGTGTCTGCCGTGGTCAGGGGGAGAATCAGCTTGGTAGGCTCTTGGCGGGAATCCGTGAGGAGCTACGACAGGTATACATGGGGAGGGCCATCTGATGACCTTGACCTTCGGTGAGTACCAGCAGGAGAGCTGGAAGACGGCCATCTATCCATACTGTGGGGGGACCCCCGTCTACCCCGCCCTCGGCCTCGCCGGGGAAGCCGGCGAGGTCTGCGAGCAGATCAAGAAGTCCATCCGGGACGACCGAGGGATTATCACGCCCGAGAGGAAGTTGGCACTCACCAAAGAGCTGGGGGATGTCCTCTGGTACCTGGCGGCTCTGGCCACGGAGCTGAACCTTTCCCTCGAGCACATCGCCCGGCAGAACCTGGACAAGCTCTGCTCCCGGCAGGAGCGCGGCGTGCTCCATGGATCGGGGGACGACCGCTGATGTTCCACGTGCTGCTCGTTCAACCTCGAGGCCACGCGGGCGTCTTCCTGGTCACGAACGACGACGGTCAGGTCGAGACCGCCCGCAGTCGCGCGGAGCATGTCGAGCCGTTCCTGCGAGTCTTCGACGACAAGATTCGCCGTGGTCAGGAGGCTGCTGTCGCCATCTTCCTCGTGCAGTGCGATGTCCGCGTGGCACGGTTCCGGTCGGAGGTCGCCTTGCGGGCCGCCGTTCCCAGGCGCTACCAGCGTTACCATCTCGTCGCAGGCAACTGGTGGGCGAGCGCCATCCGGCTGCGCAGGGGAAAGCACCTGGAGTGGGAGAAGGCCTGGCCGCTCGCGCAGGTACTGGAGGACTTGGTGTGATCGTCCGCATCACCTCCCGCTGCAACATGCGCTGCCTGCACTGTGCCTACTCCTGCACGGCCAAGGGAGAGGACATGTCCCTTGCCACGTTCCGGCGCGTCGTCGATGTAGCGGTCGCTGCGAACGACGACATCACGATCAGCGGAGGCGAGCCGACGCTCCATCCCCGGCTGCTCCGGTTCCTCTGGGAGATCGAGCCACGCCGCAGGGACGAGATGTGCGTTAGCCTGCTCACGAACGGGACCTGCGGGGAAGCCCTGTGGAAGCGCCTGCTCCGGGAGTCGCACTGGATCGACATCGGCGTCTCCACGGACCTGTTTCACAACCCGCGACGGCTCCGGCCCTGGGTCCGTGAGTGGCTTGCGGACAAGCTGTGCCTCGACACGTCCATGATCGTCCAGCGACAGGGTCGAGGAGAGAACATGCGGAAGCTCCGGGCCTTCGCAAGACGGCATGGCCGCAGGCTGGTGTTCACGCCCCCGCACTCTCTTGGTCAGATCACCGTGGACCCAGACGGGGTCGTCTGGAGCGAGGAACATGGAGGGCATCTCGCCGGAGACCCACTCTCCTGGGAGCGCTTCGCACAGGCCTACCGAGCCGTGGAGCAGACGTACCACGCGGAAGAGATCGCAGACAGGATCTCGCAGGCTCCTTCCCTCTCTCCAGCTCCCTGATCCCACTGACCTGATCCCCAGAAAACCGACAGCCCCGCCTTCGCCGGGCGGGGCTGCCAGTGTTCCATGCACGAGATCAAGTAACAGGCTTCCCTTCGGCGGCAGGCTCCTATGCTCGGGTTGGGGTTCGCACCGTGAACCCTTCCAGGCTGACCGGGAACTTCGGGAAGATCAAGGGTGTGAATCCACGCAGGATGTCCCACCTCTGCCCCCCCTATCCCCTCTCCTCCTCCCCCCCAACCCGGCATCCAGGCTACAGGAGATTTCTATTCTTGTCAACGGGAGAGTGCAATGGACCTTGGAAGTGCCCGAAGGGAGACGGAAATGGGGAGCAGGAAAGGGAGCAGGAACGAGAGGACGACCTTAGACAGCGTCGGCGTTGAGCTGCGCCTCGCCGACGATGACCTGGTCGATGTAGATGTTCTTCTGCGCTCCAGCGCCGGCGCTGTTGTTGATCTCGATGAGGAACACGAAGCCGGCCGGGTCGAAGGCATCGGGTGCGATGTTCAGGTCCACCCAGGAGCCCGTCCCGAACTGAGATTGGATCTGGAAGGAGGCGGCGCCGTCGCCGGTGATGGTGCCACGAACGGTGTACCAGCGGTTCGCGACGAGGTCAGGGGCAGCGAGGACATCGAAGTCCGTGGTAGCGCCGATACCCGCGATGACTCCTCGGATCTTGGCATCCACGGAGGAATCGAAGCTCACGTAGGCTCCGGAGGTCGCGCCCGTGTTCTTCAGTCCCATGCCGAACCGGACATCCGTGATCGAGGACACGCGGAACCGGACGGAGAAGGCGACGAAGGGAACCTGGCTCGGATCGAAGAAGGCCGAGTACAGGCTCAGGCCCGGGTCATAGCCCAGGATGAGCTGGACGTGGTCGTTGAGCAGACCGGCCGTGGCCAGCCGTGCGATGCCTCCCATGTAGGGAGTCCCCGGCCCGACGGCGGGGCCCATGATCTGGAGGACTCCCGTGCCCACGACGTGCCGCTTTCCCCACTTGTCTCCGCCGTCCCAGGCGCCTCCGCCCGCCGGGGTGTTCGTGTACAGGAAGGGCTCGACGAGCATGTTGGGGAGGGAGAGCTGCCCGTACTTCCGCCCGATCATGAACTGGCTGACCGAGGCCGCCAGCAAGTTCTTGATGTCGATGAGTGCTTTCGTGGCATTCAGGTTGGCCGGGTCCATGATCCAGCCGCTGAAACCTGCCACGGGCTGGATGGTGTCTCCCCCTCGGGCAGCTTTCTCGTTCACGGCGTCCAGCAGGGCCAGGAGTGCGGCCGAGAGATCCCCTGCCGAGAGCGCCTTGGGCGTGAAAGCTTGGTAGACCGCGCCGGCCCCTGCCATGGCCGGTGATCCGATCAGGCTGGTCGCCGGGGGCCGTGTCCCGGCCGTGTCCCGCTGGAGATCCTCGAGGATCTGCGCGAGGACCCCACGCGCCGTGCCGCGCCGGAGGGAAATCCCCTCGGCGTCGAACCTGGGGTACTTCGTGGGATCCTCGTCGGCGGCGAACCAGTCGGACCTGCGGCCGGTGAGGTTGGCGTAGGTCCCGCCGAGGTCGTCCCAGTCCTTGTAGGTGGTGCAGATCCCACCGGCCACGGCTTCCATGGTGCCCGCGTTGTTCGTGAGCACGACATCGGCGAGCAGTACCTTCCCGTTGGCCGTGGCCGCGCGGGAAGGAGTCACTCCCGGAGGGTGCGCGAAGGAGGTGGAAATCTCCAGGGAGAACTTGAAGCTCTCGTCGATCTGGAAGTAGACCGTCGAGCTGCCGGCGTCCACGCGAGGATCCGACAGGAGCTCGTCGTACACCGCGAACAGGGACAGGATGATCCGCTGGCCGGCAGGGCACGAGGACGTGATCAGGGCACCGTCCCCCGTGGCGTCCGAGGAATCCCCGACGGTCGTGACCCCAGCGTTCGTCACCTTCACCGTCGAGGCGGGGATCTCGATGCACCTCCCCTGGTCATCCGTGGCCTCCCCGATCGAAACGCCCAGCAGCTTGTTCACGGCATCCCAGGTCACCGTGAGCCCGTAGGTGATCCCCCCGAACTCCGCCGGGCCAGGCACCATCGTCGAGCTCTGCTGGGCCAGCCCCATGCCGGTCTTCAGGTTGTACTCGGTCGCCTCGATCCCGTCCTCGAGCGCGTCCAGGTCCGCCTCGCCGACGAGTTGACCGAGGTACCAATTGTAACGGGTCCGCATGATTTACTCACTTTCCCAGATTTAACTGAGAATGGTTCCCTCTCCCAGCAGGCTCACTCCCAGGATCCAGTACACGGGGATCACCGGGGCGCCCGGTACGAGCATAGAAGGTTCTACTAGGCGAAGTAGGTGCATATTCATTGGGTCGGCCCACTCGGCGATCTGCCGGATGATGTTCCGCTGATTCACTGTCAGGTCGATGGGCGAAACGATCTCGTAGCAGTTCCTGTGGAATGCCGTCGAGGGGCCGAGCACCGTGGTGTAGCCCAGGACGGACCAGGTGGGATTGTTCAGGGTCCACTGCGAGGAGGTGACGTAGACGCGGATCTCCACGTGGATGCCGAGCACCGTGAAGATCATCTCCTTGATCGCAGAGGCCAGGCCCACCTTCTTGTACAGCTTGGGCAGCGCCAGGGGCAGCTTCCGCAGCGTGCGCTGGTCGTCGAGGGAGAACCGGAAGGGATTCCCCGACGTGTAGACCCAGTGCTGGAGCCAGTCCTCGGGGCACCGATGGGGCTCCAGCAAGTTCTCGATCACCTGGTTGTGCCAGAGCAGGCAGTTCAGGGCGTCCTGGAGCACGACGCAGATCCGGCGGAGCTCGCCGGAGTGCTCCATGTCCCACTGGGGATCCCGTGGCGCGATGATCCCCGAGGACCAGAAGCCCAGCCGACTGCCAGGGATTCCCCACGAGGGACTCGTGAAGTCCAGGGCGTCGTCGGCCATGGCGTTTCCCCAGGCGTCCTCCACCTTGACTCCATCCAGGGTGTACTTCCGTCCGAAGGAGATCAGGTCGTGCACCTCCAGGTACACGTACTGCCGGGGATCGGCACCGGAAGGGAGCTCGACTGCGGGAACGGTGCGAACCTCCACGATGACGGGCTCGTAGGCGCACTGGATGCGCAGGGGGTCCAGGTTGGTCTTTCCGATCTGCTCCTGGTCCAGACGCGCCCGGATCCGGAAGGACGAGATTCCTACCCGGAGGTTCCGCCGCCGGAACAGCTTCCCGTCGTCGGTGAGGTCCCGCCCGTCGTCCGGGGTCATCTCGCCCCTGTCCCCGGTGGTGTCCAGCGTGAGGATCTTCGTTGAGGGAGACACCCCCGTGATCTTCCGGTACCCGTTGTTCCAGGGATAGCAGGACCCGGCGAGGCCCAGCCAGCACCCGATCCAGGAGCTGGACAGCGTGAGCCCCGAGACCAGGACCTGGTTCGCCGACAGGACCTCCACGCCGCCCAGGGCGTGCTGGTAGAACAGAGAGCCCCCAGGGGAAGCCGACTGGGAAACCACCTCGTCGAACTTGACCCGGGCCAGGGTGGGCTCGATCCAGAAGATTTCCTCCAGCTCGGGCGCGGTGATGTCCTCGATCGTGAACCGGTAGCTGACCTGGATGGGGTTCTCGGCGCCCCCGCCGACGACCTCGAAGGACACGTCCACGATGATCGTGTCCAGCGACGTGAAGGGGATGGGGGGCACGATCTCCAGGGCCAGCTCGTCGTTGACCCCGGACAGAGGGGAAGCTCGCAGGACGGCCGTGCCGGTGAACGGCCCCTGGAACCCGCCGGCCGCCAGGTCGTAGGCCAGGATCCGCAACCCATCGGATAGCCTGGTGAGCCAGACCTGGCAGACGTTGGAGAGCGCCCCGATGAAGGAGACCACCGTGAGCTTCACGGGGATGGACACGGACACGTCCGTCTCGCCCTCGGCCGGGATGGTGTTGATCACCGCCCCGGACGGGACCGGCGTGACGTACCGGAGCCCATCGACGTAGAGGGCTCCCAGACGTGCCCGGATCTCGTTACTCACGAGAGCTTGCTCCCTGAACTCACGAGAGCACCTCCAGCTTCATCTCGAACTTCACCTCGATCGAACCTCCCCCCAGCTTGGACAGGTTCATGGCCAGGTTTCCCCGGAAGGCCGTGTGCCCGGGCGTCTCCGAGTGGGACAGGTACTCGACCCAGCCCCCGCCCACGTCGAAGTACACCCGCGCGGTCCATCGCAGACCGTGGACGCGGAGGGTAACCCCGGGGTCGTTCAGGGACTCGGTCAACGCGGAGTCGATCCCGATCCGGTCTCCCCCCGTGACGACCCCGTGGTCCATGGGCACGGAACAGATCCGCTTCACCCCGTTGTTCCCTGGCACCACGGCCCCGGACACGGTCACGAGCTGCTCCCAGTCCGCCGAGGTGAAGACCGACAGGGGAACCCCGTGCACCAGGATCCCCTTGCTCCCGTCCGTGGAACCGTCGATGAACCTCGCCGTGCCCGCCGGCCAGCTCGCCGAGGGACGAGAGATCAAGCCCCCGTTCAGGAAGGAAACCTCCCCCCCGGAAACGATGTTCCTGGACACGGGAAGGGCGGGATGCCGCATGTGCCAGCAGAAGGACAGGAGCCGGGGGTTCCCCGTGGGCGTGAACGCCTGCTCGACGGACAGGGAGTCCCCGGGCTGGAACCGGTACTCCGGCATGGGCTCCTCGTCGGTGCCCAGGCAGAACACGTGCTCGTCGGCGGAGTAGTAGTAATAGGAGGGGATCGTGTACCAGTAGGGGTAGTAGTAATACCCGCCGGCGCCGCAGGGATTGGAGTTCAGAGGCTGGATCCGTCCCTCCAGGGTCCCTGGGAATTTCCAGACCGGCTTTGCCAGCGCTCCCACTCAAGGGCCTCCTGTCACGCGCTAGGGACTGATCTGCCGGAGCGGCTCGATCTGATCGAACAGGGACACGGCCCCGGACGCGCTCTCGGTGTAGTGCCCGTACACGAGGTAGAACCCCTGGAGATAGGGCGACGTCCCCGAGAGGATCCCGATCGCGTCATCGGTGTAGTCGGCCATCCCCGCCACGGCCGACCACACGGGCGCGGCGATGGTCCCCGTGTTCAGCTTCGTGGACAGGACCACCTCCCCATGCGGGTTCACCAGGACGTCCAGCCGCAGGTGGAACCACCCGGAAGTCCCGTCCCCGTAGTTGGTGTACCCCTGCGTGGACTGCCGCAGGACCCCCGCGTCTCCGGCGGAGAGCCCTCCAGTGAGCAGGCCCTTCTTCAGGATGATCCGGTAGCTGACGTCGTCGGATAGGGAGAGGAAGTAGCCGTAGCTCGACGACACGTCCACGCCGACCAGGAACCCGAAGAACGGGGCGTAGACCGAGGTGAGCGACGAGGCCGTGTACTTCTTCATCACGGCGGACATCCGGCCGCACTTCTTCGTGCCGGTGATCGGCGCGGTCCCGGCGATGTTGCAGACCTTGCCCGCCACACCCGTCGAGGTGTCCAGGGACTTGAACCCGTAGACGAAGCTGCCTCCCCCGGTGGGGGGCGTGAGCGCGTTGGTCACCCCCCGGTTCACCTTGCTGGTGTCCAGGGCCGGGCTCGCCAGGTCGTTCCAGTTCGCTTGCGACATCGTCGATCTCCCGTACCTGCAGGCTCCCCTACAGGTTCAAGGTCTCAAACCACTCTTCCTCGAAGTCCTCCACCGGTTCGGGGACTCCCGAGTCGAACGAGATGGCCACCAGGTCTCCTCCCCCAAAGGCGGCCTGCGCGAGCTGATTGTTCGACCACTCTTCCTCGAAGTCTTCTAGTGGCTCAGGCACGCCCGTGTCGAACGAGATGGCCGTCAGGTCCCCTCCGGTGAAGGCCGCCTGGGCAAACTGGTTGTTCGACCATTCTTCCTCGAAGTCCTCTCGAGGTTCGGGTGTACCCGTGTCGAACAGGACCTGGAGCAAGTTCGAGGTGTCAAATGCTGTCAGGGCCTGGTGGTTGTACGGCGGCCCCGATCCCGTGGGATCACCCCAGGAGACCTCGAAGTCTTCCCGTGGGCGCGTGCCTCCCTCGAACAGGACCTGCACCAGATCGAGGGTGTCGAAGGCAGACTGCCATCCCGTGGCCCACCCGTTGTCGAAGTCTTCCCAGGGGAACAGCTCGCCAGGATCTCCGTCGAAGATCACGGCCTCTTCCGTGCCCGTGTCCTGGGTGTCATACCAGGCATCGGCATGCCCCTCGGAGGCGCCGATGACTTCAAAGCTGGGGTTCTGGAGATCGGGCATAGTGGGTTTTCCTGGGATCCCCGTTACATCAGGATTCCTCCGTTATCCATGTCATACAGGGATATAGTGGAAAGCCGGGGGAACTCCTTGGCCAGCAGGGTCACGTCGCTCCGGTTCCCGCCGAGGAGCAGACCGTCCACGGCCGGGGAAATCTTCCGCACCCCGACGGTGTCCTTGATCGCGTCGAACACGTCGGACCAGGCGATGGTGTAGTCCGGATTCCCGTCCGCTCCGATCAGGCGGCAGCCGAAGTCCACCCGCGTGTTCAACGCGCCGTTCGCGTCGGCGACGGCGAAGAAGTCCTGGAGGGACCGGGTCACGTTGGTCTTGACCTGGGCCGCCGTGTAGCCGGACGCCTTGTACAGCTTGCAGGCGACCGTGATGTCCTTGAACGCGCCGGTCAGCACGGTGACGTCCACGCCCATCAGGGCCTCGAAGCCGCCGTCCTCGGCGAGCAGGTCCTGCACCTCGCTGATCTGCGTTGCCGTCGGGGAGGCCGGGGAGAAGGATCCGGAGGCGTACTGCGCTCCCTCGGCCACGAGGTACAGGTAGGCGCTGTCCTCCTGCACCGTCGCGTCGTCCTCGGAGGTCACGCACAGCGCCCGGACCACGCCGGCCACCGTGGTCGCGGCGTACTCGGCGTCGTTCTCGTTCACGGTCCGGGCGAGGGTCCGGTAGCCCAGCGGGCCGCGCACCCGGGCTTCCTCCACGGACATCTGATCGTCTCCGGCGGACGAGGCCTGCGCGTTGGTCAGGACCAGGTTCACCGGGTTGCCGTTCACATCGTAGATGGAGTCCAGGATCTGCCAGGACGCCCCGATGGACACGGCGCCGGTGCGCCCACCGCCCGTCTTGTAGGATATCGTGACCGTTCCTCGAGGGACGGCCCCGTACACGGAGCTCCCGAACAGGACGTGCCCGTACCCGTAGTTGTCCACGATGAGGATGAACCCCAGCGTGTCCGGGGTCATCTCTAGGAAGCTCTGGTACTTCTGTCCCTGCACGTTGCGATTGGAGTACGTCCCGTTCCCGGCCACGACCTGGATGGTGTCCTTGATGTAGGGAGCGTAGGACAGCCGGACGTGCCAGTTGCTCTCCTCCGTGGACTGGATGGACTCTTGCTGCGCCTCGGCGTTCTCCATCAGGGCCGTGACCGTGGTGTTCCCCGTGGCCAGGGTGGCCGCCACGGCAACCCGGTAGATCACCGAGCCGGCCTTGGCCCGCGTGCCCACCGGGATGGAGATGTCCTTCGTGTGGGTTCCACCCCCGGCCAGGGTGAAGACCCCGGTGACCGTGGGGGCCTCGGCATCGCCCATCTCGAAGCCGTAGGGCCGGCCCATCCGGATGGCCGCTAGGCGATCGGTCACGAGGCTCCAGGAAAGCTGGCGCACGAGCTCCCGGGAGTTCTCCACGGCCCCGGATACCAGGAGGCCCATGCCCTCGAGGATCAGGTTCTCCGGGTAGGCGATGGAGAAGTCCCTCCACTGCGGGCGCACCTGGTTGAACAGGTACTGCAGCCGCTCCGTGAGCCCGATGCGGGACAGGTCGGTGAGGTCCAGGTCCTCGGTAGGCAGCAGGGGAAGTGGCATCGTGGTACCTTAACCCTAACCTTACCCTCACGTCATCGGGACACGTCGGTCACCCGCGTGGCGGAGACCGCGTCCCCCGTGCCCAAGGATACCTGTGGGCTCCAGTGGATGTCCACTCTGAGCGTCTCGGATTCCAGGGGCCGGTAGCTCATGTCGGCCTCCACGGACTGGACGGAGACCTCGGGGAGGTAGGCGCGGGCTCCGCCCTCGATGTCGGCCTGGAGCTGGTCGGCCCGGGACTGGGAGATCCCCTGCGTCCGGCACTCCTCGTAGATGGTGCCGAAGCGAGGGTCCACCAGGAGCGCTCCCTTGGGAACCTCCACGAGCCGCTTGAGCCCTGCGTCCAGCCGCCAGGCCAGGCTGGCCCGGGTCCACCCGGCGCCGCCGCGCTGGAGAGGCCAGACGCAGTTCTCCCGGAGGTGGTTTGTGTCTCGAGCTGCCATCGGGATTCTCTCCCTTCTCGTCCGCCCGCTGGATCAGAAGTTCACGAACGCGGGCGTGGTCCGGGTGTGCAGCTCCTGCCGCCCGATGATGGTCCCGACCGTGTTGTGTGCCAGGACCAGCGCGTTCCGCGCCTGGTTCAGGTTCTCGAAGAGATTCCCCATGGGCGGCAAGGGGCACTTCACGTGCTGCGGCCTCACCGGCGTGGTGAACCCTGGGAGCTCCGGCAAGGGCAGGCCCGTGCCCAGCAGGGCCACGGCCTTCCGGTTCCAGGTCTGCGCCTCCTGGTACATCTTGATGGCCTTCTTCAGGGACTCGGACGGGATGTACTCAATGAACATCTCGTTGAGCACGTCCGCCGCTGGCTGGATCAGAAGGAGCAGGGGCTGGATGTTCTTCACCAGGGCGTTGATCTCCGAGAACCCACAGTTGGCCGAGATCTGGAGCTCCAGGTCGTTGTACAGCAGGGCCTCTTCCCAGAGAGCGATGAGCCCCGTGATCCGCTTGTCGAGGTCCACGAACAGGGAGATGATCTCGTCGATGACGCCGACTAGGTACTCCAGGACATCCAGGGCCATCGGGATGTAGGCGAGGGGCGGCACCCAGCCGAACAGGGTGATGATGGCTTTGGCCAGCTTCTTCAGGCACTGGAAGAGCTGCGTCGGGTCCGGGGGCAGGATGGACTTGGGCAAGGACATCATGCAGTCGTAGATGGCCTTGATCGCTTCGATGAGCTCCAGGAGCTGCTTGATGGGCGCCAGGGCGAGCTGGACGTTGTCCATCATCTGGGCGATGTACTCGCTCGGATCGGGGATCCGCCGGATGGCCGCCCGGGCCTTCTCCAGGATCCCGTAGGTCGGGATGTGCAGCTTCTCCGGGTCGGGCGGGAGCGACCAGGTGCTGCAACGGATGATGAGGGGACCCATGGGCATGACAGGATATCTCTCTGATCTTGATCCTAGATGTCGCTCTTCCCGAGGGAGCTCACCCGGCGTCCCTGGATGCGGACTTGGCCGTCCGCCGAGAGGTCCAGGAGCCCCTTGCTGTAGAGGAAGATGGCCGTGGCGGACTCGATCGTGATCACCTCGGAGTTCCCGTTGGGGCCAGACGCGGCGTCCAGCTCGATCACGGAGCCTCGCGTCTTGCTCTGGATCACGACGCGCCGGTCGTCGGCCTCGGAGACGACCATGACTTGCACCTTGTCATCCTCCCAGAGGACGGTGCGCTGCCTCGCCTTCTCCGGCGTGGCGCCCTGGGAAATCCCCGAGGGTCCGATCCGCACGCCCGCTTCCGTGCCGTAGTACCCGGTGTAGTACACGGCCTCGACGTGCTCCCCCCGGTAGACCCCGCCGATGAACTGGATCAGGACCTGCGCCCCTACCGGTGGTGGCGGGTACTGGGAGCCCTGTCCCTTTCCTCCAGCCCCAGGCCAGCCCATGGGCAGGATCGGGAAGGGCGTCTTGGGATCGTAGACCCCAGGGATGAAACACCAGACCCTGCCCGTCGCGGTGGCATCGTCGTTCTCCACGACCACGCCCCACACGGGACCGAACAGGATATCGTCGAGGTTGCGGCTCATCTAGGTGATCCTTGTCTCGTCTCCGTCTTACCTCGCCCGGAGCGCGGGGGGCGCCTTCTCCGCGCGGTAGGCTCCAGGGTCTCCCTTCACGTACACGGTATCATAGGCGACCTTGCCCGTGCTATCCGTATATGCTTCGTCCCCGGTCAGGTAGGGCGCGGTCTTTCCCCCGGTGATCCCTGCCTTGGGGGGCTGCTTCAGGTGGAGCTGGCACCGGTAGTCCTCGCCCATGTACATGTGCCGGACCTCGTCGATGCGCCAGACCCGATCCACGAACGGGGAGTTGGTGCCCTTGATCTGGACCAGGTATCCCGCGAGGAGTCGAGGATTGCCCACGGTCTCCACGTTCAGGACGAACGCGCGGAGGTGTCGATCCAGGAACCTGCGCTTGGCCTTCTCGCTCATGGTGGCCTGGGTTCCCGTGGACCAGAACTTATCCTCCCGGGAGAGGGCTTCCCAGGCGCTCGGGTTCTGCTGCCGGATCTTCTCGTAGACTATGTCCAGGTTCACGTCGGCCACGCCCCGGTCCAGGGCCGCGATGTCTCCGGTCAGCATGACGCGCACGTCCGGGTTCCAGCCACGCCCCTTGATCGTGCGGGGCAGGGGAAGCCGGAAGTCCGCGTCGATGGAGAGACTGAGAATGTCGGGGCCGGCCCCGTAGGTGAACAGCTCCACGATCTCGTGCTTGGCCCCGGGCCAGGTGGACTGGTGAAAGTGGAACCCCTTGTCGTCGATCTTGTACACGTACCCGAGCTTGCGGGCCATCATCTCGACGAACTGGCCATCCGTCATGCCCTCGGGGATCAGGACCTGGCCCCCTTGCACGGTGTCCGGGGCGTCCTGGATCTTCTGGTACTCCCGGTCGAAGCCGTTGCGCGTGGCAATCTCCTGGATCAACTGGCCAACGGTCCGTCCGGATACCTGCCTGGGGCCACTAGACTTCAGAAGGAAGTCCCGCCCGGCCAGGTCGCTCGTCGGGGGATAGCCCTTCTTGGCCCGTGGCTTCTTGGCCATGGACTCGGGAGGGACCCTGTTCTTCCAGGAGAGCTTGGTGGGCGACCCGCCCCCGGGCGCGTTCCGGTTCCTCCCGAAGTA